CCTGCGGGCGATCTCGACATCACGCTAGACTAATGACGTATCGCAGCGGCTACGGGCGAAGCACCTACGGCAGCTACAACTACGGCTTGGACGGCGCTATTATTGGCGCTGCCTCCATTGTCGCCGTCACGTCTGCCACCGCCGCTGCGTCTGTACGCGTTCGCGGCGCTGCGTCGATCATCGAGACGGTTACGACCACCGCGTCTGCTGCTGATCGCGTCCGAGAGGGCAGCGCCACCATTACCGTCGCCGCAACTGTTGCCGCGTCTGCCACGCGCGTCAGGGAGGCGTCTGCCACGATTGCAGCGTCTGCCAGCGTTACGGCTGCCGCTGAGCGCGTGCAAAGCGGCTCCGCGTCCATATCCGCAGCTGCATCTGTTGCTGCGTCTGCTGAGAGGGTTCGTGATGGCGCTGCTGCGATTGCTGTGCAGGCGTCCACAACGGCAAGCGCCGTTGCGATATTCGAGGACAGCGCCACCGCTGCCTGCGTAGCAACTGTCAGCGCCGCGTGCAACCGCGTGCAGACTGCTGCGTCGGTTATTGCCTGCGTGGCGTCTGTGGTCGCAAGTGGTCGCAAGAAGTGGGAGCCTGAACCTGACACGCCTGAGACGTGGACGCCTGTTGCGGAAAACAGCAAAACGTGGCAAGATGCAGGCAGCACGCCAGAGAGCTGGTCGGCTGTATCCCCCACATCGACGGATTGGACACCGGCATCAGCTTCAAGCGAAACTTGGGCCGATGCGGCATAGGAGATAGAACATGGCAGATACGACAACAACGGCATATGGCTTAACGAAGCCAGAGGTAGGCGCGTCAGAGGATACGTGGGGAACGAAAATCAACACGGATCTCGACAGCCTCGACACGATTGTAAACGCAATCGGCGGTAAGACCGCTGCCGGAACACTGTCGTATGCAGATAGCGCGAAACTCGCCACCACCAGCACAGGTGTAGACGTAAAAAATGTAGCTAGTGGCGCAAATGCTAAACTAAACATTACTACAGAAAGCACTGGTGGTGGTACATCGGAGATACTTTTCAGTGATAATACTACGGGTCGTGGCCGAATTTACTACGATCACGGCAGCAGTCCAGAAGAGCTTCATATTGAAATCACTGGTACAGATGCACTTGTTATAGATAATAGTCAAAATATAACTATACCAAATGGTAATGTTGGGATTGGCACGAGTTCGCCTACAAGCGCCATTGACGTAAGAGGCGAAGCTGTGTTTGGGAGTGGCACGGATGGCGTTAAGCTAACTTATAGCGGGGGCAATAACACAGGTATTATAGATACTGGCTTTACGTCAACTGGTTTAGAGTTCCGCACAGGTAACAGTTTTGCTGCAAAAATCGACAGCAGCGGTAATTTTGGGATTAAAGTGGTTCCAAAAGCAACAAATACTACGGTCACAGGCTCCTTAAATGTAAACAGAACTGGTATTATTGTTCGTAACAGTGAGCAAGTATACTGGTCGAGCAATATATATTGGGATGCCTCAGATCAAATGAAAAGCCTAGGCAGTGGCTATGGTGTAGCTACGGCATTTATCCCTTCAGATGGTTCACAGAGATTTTATACTACAACTGCAAGTGCGGGTAGCGCCGATGCAAACTTAACCTTAGATGAATCCATGCGCATCACATCGACAGGTGAGCTACTTGTAGGAAAAGCTACAAACAGTATTGCAACAGCAGGAACAGCTATATCTTCAACATTAGGTGTCAGGGCAGCAGTTGATGGAGACATAGGGCTATTAGTTAACCGACTAACATCTGACGGAGACTTAATAGACCTTCGCCAAAATAGCGTCTCTGCAGGTAGTATTGGGACTAATGGATCAACTTTATATATTGGTTCTACAGAAGGGACTGATGCTTATATTGGTTTTGGCAATAATATTGTTCGTCCTGTGACATCAGCAGGTGCATCTCGTGATAATGCTATTGACCTTGGCTATACTGGTATGCGCTTCAAAGACCTCTACCTGTCTGGCGGTGTCTATCTGGGCGGCACTGGTGCGGCTAATCTGCTGGATGACTATGAAGAGGGGACGTTTGAAGTAACAGCAGCGCCTAATACATCTGGAACAGTTACCCTAAATGTTTCATACAACACACTTTCATACACAAAAGTTGGAAGGGTTGTAACTATTAACGGTGAGGTTAGGGCTTCTTCAGTTAGCTCCCCAGTGGGGACTAGATTGGTGCTAAGCAACTTACCCTTTTCTGTTGCTGATCTTGATGATTATTCTGGTAGAGCCAATGGTTGCACTTATGGTTACATTAGTAGCACTGTGGTTCCGCAAACTTTTAGATGTCCTGAAGGCAATACACAAATATGGCTTGATGTTGATTGTTCAACATTAGGTAGTGGAAATGAATTTGGGTTTAGCTTTAGCTACTTTACAACCTAATACCCCTGTTGGATCACAGGGTAGTCAGTCCAAGCATAGGAGATAAACGATGGCACTAACAGAAGAAACAGTACAAGACAAAATAGAGATCGTAGGCGACTACAAGCATGTGCAAGTACGCACTGCCACAGTCATCAAGCGTGATGGCGTAGAGATCAGCCGTGGATATTCACGCCATGTAGTTGCACCAGATGCAGACATCACAGGTGAAAGCGCAGAGGTACAAACCATCTGTAATGCAGTTCACACACAAGCGGTTAAGGATGCCTATGCCGCACATCTAGCCGCACAGGAGATATAGCAATGGCTATTACTTACACATGGACTATTCCAACACTAGAACACGAAATCGCTGACGGTGGTGTATACATTGCTCACTGGCGCTGCACTGGGCAGGATGAAGATGGCAATACAGCAAGTTCATATGGTACTTGTGGTTTAACTTATGATGCCTCTGCGTCTGACTTCACGCCGTATGCAGATATTACTGAGGCTCAAGCGCAAGGCTGGGTCTGGGGTCATGTATCACAGGATGATACTGAAGCTGCCATAGCGTCAAAAATCGACGCAATGGTAAATCCAACGACTGCTGACGGAGTTCCGTGGGCAGCATAACCTGAAAGGAGATCAACGTGGCTGAAGAACAAAAGGTCATTACGATTGACGATGTGGAATACACTGAAGATCAACTGAGCGACACTGCAAAGATGTGCATAAATCACATCAATTCGCTAGACCAGAAGATCGGCTCTGCGCAGTTTAACTTGGTGCAGCTTCAGATGGGCAGGCAGGGCTTCATGGCCGAGCTGAAAGCCGCCCTTGAGCCTGACGCGGAATAGCCGCGCAGCATAACGAAAACGCTAGGGGCAGCAAAACGCTGCCCTTTTGCGCATCAAATGGTCATGTGTTACACTGCGGCAAGCGCGCAACACCAACGAGGCAACGATGGCTCTGATTAGATTAGACGTACCCGCTGGGGTTTACCGCAACGGCACTGACTTGCAGAGCATGGGGCGTTGGCGCGATGCCAGCCTGATACGTTGGATCGACGGCACGATGCAGCCGGTCAAGGGTTGGCGCACAAGATCCGACACCGCCACAAACGCCACGCCGCGCGGCATGGTGAACTGGGCAGACAATTCCAACGACCGCTGGTATGCCACCGGCACATATAACAAGCTATACGTCTACGGCGGCGGCACCGGCACGCAATACGACATCACGCCGACAGGCTTAACCACTGGCCGCGAGGATGCTGTCGCGTTTACCGGCTACGGCGGCAACACATATGGCAATTACGCATACGGCATTGCGCGGCCAGACACGTCACGCATTCAGCCCGCAACGGCGTGGAATTTGCAGCTTTGGGGCGAATACCTTCTGGCCAATAACCGTGATGACGGAAAGGTCTACGAGTGGCAACTGGACAACACCGCAATCGCTGCGCAAGTTGCCAATGCGCCAATAAACAACAAAAGCATCGTCGTGACGGAAGAGCGCTTTCTGATGTGTCTTGGCGCGGGCGGCAATGTGCGCAAGGTGCAGTGGTCAGACCGCGAAGACAACACGACTTGGACGCCGTCAGCGCAGAACGAGGCTGGCGACCTTGAGCTGTCTACAGAGGGCGAGATTATGGCTGGCGTGAGCGTGAAGGGCCAAACGCTTATCCTGACGACGCGCGACGCGCATGTCGCAAACTATATTGGCCCGCCATATGTGTACGGCATTGAGCGCGTTGGCTCAGCCTGCGGGCTTGCGGCCAACTTGGCATATGCCAGCGTAGACGCCGGATGCTTCTGGATGGGCGTCCACGCGTTTTACGTCTACAGCGGAGGCCAAGTGCAGGAGATGCCGTGCGACGTGTCTGACTACGTTTTCAACGACATCAACCGCGCGCAGATCAGCAAGGCGTTTGCCATGTCAAACGGCACATACGGCGAGATATGGTGGTTCTACCCGTCGAGTGACTCCACAGAAAACAACCGCTACGTCGCATATAATTACGTCGAAAACACATGGTCAATTGGCACGATGGCGCGCTCTGCGGGATCTGATGCAGGCACGTTTATCTACCCGCTAATGGCCGACCCGTCTAATAATAAGATATACGAGCATGAGGTGGGCTACGAATACAACGGCGCAACGCCGTTTGCGGAAACCGGACCGATTATGCTTGGCACCGGCGACAACGTTGTCAGCGTGACTGAAATGATCCCCGACGAAAAAACGCAAGGCGATGTCAGCGCCACGTTTAAGACGCGCTTCTACCCCAACGGCACAGAGAGATCGTATGGGCCTTTTAGCATGGCCAACCCGACCAACATGCGCTTCACTGGCCGTCAGGTGCGGATGCGCGTTGACGGCGCACGTCTTGCCGACTGGCGTGTCGGCGTAAACCGGCTAGACGCTGTTGCGGGTGGCCGCAGATGACGCAGCAGTACCGCGCACCAGAGCCAAGGGGTGAAGACTGGATGTCTTGGGGTAGGCGCCTGATGCTTTACCTCGGCCAGACGCGATCACAGCTTGTGCAGCAGACGGGTGGCGAAAGCGCGGCAGAAGACGGCGTGATAATGTGGGATAGGGAAAATCTGTGGCCTGTCGTTTCAAGGTCTGGCGTTTGGCGGCAAATTGTTATTGCTAATGGCGTGGCTCACCTTGAAATTACCACCGACCAAACAGCCGCTGCTATTAATACAGCGTATCCACTTACATATACAATTATGGCTGGTAGCGTTGGCGTTTCACTTGGTACGCCAGCTTCTCGCATAATCTTTGCGGAAGGTGGATCATATACATTAAGTTTTACAGCTCAGACATCATCCACGTCTGGCTCTACTGTTAATTTTTGGTTTTGGCCTCGTATAAATGGA